AAGGCGACTTCGACACCGGCAACGTGCGCTACAAGGCCCGTGAACGCTACAGCTTCGGCTTCAGCGATCCCCGTGGCATATTTGGCTCACCTGGCGCTTGATAGGTTCAGTAAAGGAGAGGTGACTGGCCTCCTACTAGGGCTCCTTCGGGAGCCCTTTTTATTTGTTGCGCCCCATTTTAAACCGTGATATATTGCAGCTATTCCGGGGTCCTCCGGTGTATCAGACAGTCCCGGCTGACGACATGCAGACTGATACGCCCAACTTGCATGTAAGGAAAAATCATGGCATCGACCACCTTCTCCGGCCCAGTAACCTCGACCAACGGGTTCATCACGGGCACTTCTGCTTCCCCTCTTGCCGTTACCACTGCTCAGAATATTAATTCTGCCTTTGCCACAACTTCTGCCACTACTGGCGACACGCGTCTAAGCTACAACAAGCTGACCTTTACCTCTACAGGTTCAGGTGAGACTTTCCGTGCTTTCTCTGTTGTGACTGGCACTGCTGCTGCAACGGGCGGCACAATCAACGGCGCTCACATTTCTTTAAGTGTTGACGGCGCATCAGCAACTATTTCTGGCGCGGCTAATGCACTTCGTGCTACTTTGGGCGGCTCTGATGCTACTCCCGGCGGCACTTTGGCTGTTATCCAATTAGACACTGCCTACACAGTGAACGCTACTTTACCCGCAAATGCTTCATTCATTCGCGTGTCTGACAGCGGTACAAACACTGGCGAAATTCCTTTGTTAATGAACATTGAAACAGCCCCTGCCGCTACGATTGCGCCCACTGCAAGCAGCGTAACTACTGTGTCTAAAGCAATCAAAGTGATGATTGGCGGCACTGTGTATTACGTTCCTGCTTACGCTACATTCGCATAATGCAGATCACCAAGGAATTCTTGGAATCTGAGATACGTGACCTTGAGACTGAAGCACAAAAAGCGCAAACCTTTTTAACTCAGGCTCAGGCCACGGTCCAAGCATACAAGATGCTCATAAACAGGCTAGACGCCCCAGAACCGGAGCAAGAAAATGGCGACTAATGTAAAACAAGCGCATATAAACACCAGTGGTTTTCTGGTGATGGGCCGTAACCGTATCAGGGGCCTCTCCTTTGTGGGCACTGCCAACGCGGGTGAGCTGTCGCTGTTTGATACGACTTCTGCCCCTGTGACCTCAAGTGTCACTTACGGGCGAACTGGAACAACTGTAACCGTTTCTAAGACGTCCCATGGGCTGGTAACTGGGGATGTTGTAGGAATTCACTTTTCAGAATCGTCAGGCGCATCTGCTACAGATGGCAACTATTCCATTACTCGAATAGATGCTAATTCTTTTTCGCTTACAGACATCAACACAGGCAGTATTAGTGGCAGCCCAGCAGCTGCTTATGTCAGTGGAAACAATCGTTGGTTGTTGACCTATGAAGTATCTGCCACGGACATTTTCAACAATGCCCCTGACGTTCCTGATCAAGGTGTTTTAGCGGTCAACGCCATCTATGCTTACATGATCAACATGTCCGCAGTGAACATTTACTATGGCTAAGAAGACCCCATCCCTTTCGGTTGGTCGTGGCGAGAAATTGCCCGTCTCCAAGGGGGCGGGCTTGACTGCCAAAGGCCGTGCTAAATACAACGCAGCGACAGGAAGTAACTTGAAGGCCCCCCAGCCCAAAGGCGGTAAGCGCAAGGACTCGTTCTGCGCGCGCATGGGCGGTATGCCGGGGCCCATGAAAGATGAAAAAGGCAAACCTACCCGCAAGGCGGCTGCTTTGGAGCGCTGGAAATGCTGATGGACATTAACTTAATCTGGTCAACCGTTTTATCCGTTGCACTCGGCGGATTGTGGTTTTTCATCCGTGAAAGAATTGAAGAAGTCAAGCGGATAGACATCTTGTTAAACAAGACACGAGAGGAGATTGCCCGTGATTACGCAACTAATACAGAAGTGCAAAGGGTTACTGACCACATTGACCAGCGCTTTAATCGGCTTGAAGCAAAAATTGATCAACTTATTCAACAAGCAAAGTAAGGAGTAGTTATGGCAACGATGAAAATGGTCAAAAAAGGCGGCAAATCAGTCCCAGCTTTTGCTGCTGATGGCGTCGGCAAGATGAAAAAAGGCGGCGCAGCAGGCATGCACATGATGCCTGGTGGCAAGATGATGAAGAATTCCGACATGGCCGACAAAATGGGTCGTGCGGTGAAACGTAAAACGGCCGACGTCAAAGGCCGTGCAATGAAAAAAGGAGCTTAATCATGGCTGGACGTGGAATGGGAGCCGCTACGCGCGGTGGTGGTGCCGTTGAGAGCGGCCCTGCAAACAAGATGATGTCGGAACCCAGTAAAAGCACTGGCGTCCCTATGATGGCCAAAGGCGGCATGGCCAACAAAGGCAACATGAATGAGCACAAGCGCATGGCCATGGGCAAGCCCATTGGCAAAATGGGCGGTGGCATGATGTCCAAGGGCTATGCTGCAGGTGGCGCGGCCACGAAGATGTCCAAAGGCATGATGGCAGGCGGTAAACGCGCTAAGTAATGGCATACCTCATCAGCAACATCCCGTACTTCAAATGCTGGGTCAGACGCGAGTTTACTCACATGCATCAGAAGTACCATGGCGAGTACTTGCACGCAAATGTCATTGCGGTCAACGTCATGCCGGATCGTTGCTTGAGTTTTCAGCTTGTATTTACGGGGTGTGAAAGCCACGTAGATGGTTCTGAAAACGTGCATGGGGGAGCCATGTGGGCGCGCATGCCGATCACGGCACTGGTGGGAGATATTCCACTGGAAGAGTGGCCGGAACGCATGCCTACCCATTTAGCGCAGCCTTGGGATTGTCCGTCTCACCACCACACGGTGATCAAGTTTGCCAGGACCAGTCCCAGCCCTTGGTTGTGCAAAATAGATGGGGAGTTTCACACAGGCAGGTACCTGTTTACCGTAGACTATACGGAGAGCGAGGTGGCTGATTGTCCTGCGCAGCACAAGCAGAGTCATGTCTTGGTTTTGACAGATGCGGGCAAGTGGACAGGCAACATTGTTGCTCTGCCCAATAATCGTGTCAGGGTCACAAGCCCTGCGTTTTGGCAAACAGGGGAGGGTGCTCCAGACTTCAGGCCCAGCCAGTGGATACACTGCGCGGAGCAAGATGACTCGTACATGGACGCACAGGCAACATTTGACAACTTGTACAGCGAATGACGACCTCCAACACAACCACTTTTGACCTGTCGATTGATGACTTAATCGAAGAGGCGTTTGAGCGCTGTGGCATGCGGCCGACCGCCGGATATCAGCTCACGTCAGCCCGTCGCTCGCTCAACTTGTTGTTTCTCGACTGGGCCAATCGCGGCTTGAATTTGTGGACCATTGAAGAGGCCACTTATGCCCTAGTGCAGGGCAACAACGAAATATCGTTACCCACTGATGTGGTAAACGTGCTTGAGGCCATCATTCGTCAAAACAACCAAGGCATCAACACAGACGTCTACATTCAGCGCATCAGCCGGGAAGACTACCTCAACGTGCCTGACAAGACCACACAGGCTCGCCCTGCTCAGTTTTATGTAGAGCGCACCAACGTCCCAAAGGTGTACTTCTACCCTGCAGCGGACCAGAACTACACCTTCGTGTACTACCGCATTCGTCGCATCCAGGACGCCGGCGCGTACACCAACACGTCTGATGTAAATTTTAGATTTTTGCCATGCCTGGCGTCGGGCCTGGCCTACTATCTATCGCTCAAGTTTGCTGCTGACCGCGTGGCCGCGCTCAAGGCGATCTACGAAGAAGACTTCCTGCGCGCAGCGATGGAAGACCGAGACACTGCCAGCGTGCAGTTCGTACCGGACTTGGGGGTATGACGTGGCCTTTGCAACTGGCATATATTCATACGGGCTGTGCGACTACTGCGGACAGCGGTACAAGTACAACAACCTGCGCAAAAACTGGCGCGGGTTTATGGTGTGCCCGGATGACTACGAGCCAAAAGAGCCGCAGCTTGAGCCGTTGCGCTACCGGGGCGACGCCATCGCATTGCGTGACCCAAGACCCGACCGTATTGAGCCTGTGTCCGTCTTTGTTGGCGCGCCAGGCTTTACGGCCTTTCAAAGCTACGGCAGCGTCCAAGGCGGCACCAACATGCAACCGTATGTCCAGGACCAGGCGCTCATTGCGCAAGGCGTTGTCGGATCAGTGACAGTGAGCATCACATGACCTACGACGAACTTGTCACCAACATCAGAAACTACACCGAGGTGAACAGTAACGTGTTCACGGCAGCGGTGATCAACACGTTTATCACCATGGCGGAGAACCAGATTCTTCGTGAGATTGACCTGGACGTGTTTAAGCTGGAAGTCACTGGCAACATGACCCAGGGCAACAAGTTTTTGACCGCCCCTTCTGACTTGTTGACGCACCGTTATCTAATTTTGACGCCCGCCAGTGGCGACCAGTTGTTCCTGGACTTTAGGGACACGTCCTTCATGAAAGAGTACTGGGCCAACGGCACCACGCAAGGCACGCCCAAGTATTACGCTGTGTGGGACCAGAACACGTTTTATATTGCTCCAACGCCAAATCAAAGTTACAGCGTGGAGCTGGGATACATCTACCGTCCAACGCAGTTGTCCTCGACCAATACAACTACCTGGATCAGCAATAATGCGCCTGAGGCTTTGTTGTACGCGTGCCTGATTCAGGCCTATAGCTACACGAAAGGACCTGCTGAGATGATGCAGTACTTTCGCAATGCCTATAAAGAGGCCATTCAAGGTCTGGGCGCAGAACAACAAGGCCGTCGCCGCCGTGACGAATATCGTGATGGCATGCTTCGCATCCCACTTAAATCGGATTCACCTGGACCATGATCACCGCACCCGCACCGGTACACGTAGGCAGTGTCTTTGTCGAAACCACGCAGTCCCGTGGTTGGACGACAGAGGAGTTGGCCGCGCGCGCCGCCGACAAGATCATCTACGTTGGCGATCAGTCGCACCCGGCCGTGCAGGCCCAGGCAAGAGCTTTCAAGGACAGCGTCAAGCAGGTTGTGGCGTTTTATTTGAAAGAGGCGGTTGAACAGGACCGAGCAACTATCGCCCTGCGCCTGCGCGAGGCAGGTCACCCCGACTTGGTTTATTTGTTAGGAGATTAAAAATGGCATTTTCAGGCAATTTCATGTGCACCAGCTTCAAAGTGGAGCTGATGAGGGCCGTGCATAACTTCACGACCGGCACGGGCAATACGTTCAAGCTGGCGCTGTACGACAACAGTGCATCGTTTACTGCAGCGACGACCGCCTATACGGTCACCAACGAGGTGGCTGCGTCAGGTTCGTACTCGGCTGGCGGTGGCGCGTTGACCAACGTCACGCCAACGTCCACAAGCACGACTGCGTTCACGGACTTTGCTGACTTGTCGTTCACCAGTGCAACGATTACGGCTTTTGGCGCGTTGATTTACAACGACTCGGCTGCGGGCGACCCGACTGTCTGCGTTTTGGATTTTGGAGGTGCAAAGACGTCCACCAGTGGCACTTTCACCATCATCTTCCCAACCAACGACTCCACCAGCGCCATTATCCGCATCGCCTAAGAGGCGTTAAGTGGCTGATGTCGTTGTTGCCTTTCAGGGCTGGAATGCATCCGGCGTAGGCTGGGGGGAGGACCCGTGGGGCGAGAGCCTTGCTGATCTTCCCCTGGGCACAGGCGCGGTTGGAACAGTTAGTGTTGCTGCCAACGCGGACGTAAGCGTCACTGGCGTAGAGGCTACGGGTTTTGTTGGTCAGGCCACGGTAATTGGAGACGCCAACGTCACGCTTGTGGGTGTTCAGGCTACGGGATCAGTTGGAACGGTCACTGTTGCTGCCAATGCGGACGTCAGTGTCACTGGCGTGGAGGCCACGGGAGCAGTTGGAAGCGTTACTGTTGCGGCCGATGCCAATGTCCTCCTGACCGGGGTCAGTGGGACGATGTTCCTGGGCAACGTAACGGTTACCGCCGATGCAAACGTCACGGTCACCGGGGTAAGTGCCACGGGCCAGGTTGGCCAGGTTGCCCTGACAGGGGACGCCAACGTCCTGGTAACCGGTGTTCAAGGTACGATGGCCCTGGGCAGTGTCACGGTGGCCGCGAATGCGGACGTGTTTGTTACGGGCGTGCAAGCGACGGGTCAGGTAGGCTCGGTTGACCATACAGCGGATGCAAATGTGTTCGTCACCGGGGTTGACGGCACGATGGCCGTTGGCACAGTGACTGTGCAAGGGACTGGAAATGTGCCTGTTACAGGATTGCAGGCTGTTGGATCAGTTGGCAGTGTTACAGCCGCCGCCAATGCAAGCGTGTTTGTTACTGGTGTTTCTGCTCAGGGGCAGGTTGGAAGCGTATTTATTTGGAGTGTAGTAGATGACAATCAGACGCCTAACTGGCAAAATGTGAATGATGCACAGTCAGGTAGTTGGGTCGTTGTCAATGACGGAAACACAGTGACTTGGACCCAGGTCCTAACGTAAAGGAAAGAACATGGCAAGCACTTATTCAACCAACCTCAAGATTGAGTTGATGGGGACGGGTGAGAACTCAGGAACTTGGGGCACCATCACAAATACCAACTTGGGCACCGCGTTTGAGCAGGCGGTTATTGGCTTGGGCAATCCTGACTACACGTCGGATGCCAACCTGACCATTACCCTCACCAACAGCAACGCCTCACAGGCAGCGCGTTGCTTGGTCCTAAATGTGACTTCCGCGTTTGGTAGCTTGACGGCCACCCGCGAGTTGGTAGTCCCTACCATTCAGAAGCAGTACATTGTTCAAAACAACACGACCGGTGGCCAAAGCATCACGGTTAAGACCACTGCCGGCACGGGCATCACTGTTCCTGCTGGACGCAAAGCGCATCTGTATGTAGACGGCACCAACGTCGTTCAGATGTTTGACTTTGTGGACATCAATGGCGGTGCAATTGACGGCACGCCCATTGGCGCTTCATCAACTTCCACGGGTGCGTTTACCACGCTTAACGGGACTGTCCTGACCGCAACGGCTGACTCCAGCTTCACCTCCACGGGTGCATTGACGATCAGCAAGGGAACCACGGGTCAGCGTCCAACTGCGGCAAGTGGAATGCTCCGCTTCAACACCACCACAACCGAGTTTGAAGGCTACAACGGAACGGCATGGGCCTCTGTGGGTGGTGCGGCACTGAGCAACGACACCAGCACAGCAACCGATGTTTTCCCGCTGTTTGCAAACGCTACAACTGGGACAGCCGCCACACTGTTCACGGGCAATGCGTTCCTTTTGTACAAGCCAAGCACCGGGGAATTTAAAGCAAGGGTTCCTGTTGCATCCAACGGGATTGTGGTGAACAGCCAAACAGTGGCTACCAGCTACACCATTGCGGCGGGGTTCTCAGGCTCATCCGCAGGCCCAATAACGCTATCAGGCGGTGCGGTGGTTACTGTCTCCAGCGGCTCACGCTGGGTTGTCCTTTAAGGAAAGAATATGAGTTCAATTGTTGTTTCAGGCGATACATCAGGGGCAGTGACTCTGAGCGCACCAGCAACCGCAGGCACTGTGACTGTGACCTTGCCGTCCACATCGGGGGTTATGGCTGTTGGCGGCGGGACGATCACCACCCTTACCACCACAAGCGACATCACGGTTCAAGGGGTTACCGTAGGCCGTGGCGCAGGTGCTGTAGCCACCAACACTGCGGTGGGCGCTAGTGCTTTGGCGGCTTCAAACAGTGGTACTGGACACAA